GCTGACGCCAACGTTGCCGCTGACGCGCGAGCCTATCGCGCGGGCCGCATGATCGAAAGCAAGCTGATTCTGGCCTCTGGCGGCACACTGACTGCCGCGCACAAGCTGGTACTGCGCCAGCAGGGCATTGTGACCGATCTCCTGATGGAGGATGCGGGCGAGTTCAACAACAGCACCGCCGCGGAATAAGGAGGATGAAAGGAAATGGCACTTGATATTTACAGCACCTACGCGCAGCTTGCCGCCATCGAGCGGATGCCGCGCGAGCATACGCTTTTGTGGGATCTGTTTGTCCACGAAGAAGGCTGTGTCGAGGAGAACAAGGCTTTCTATGACTACCGCAAGGGCGTTATCCAGATGGCTCCCATCGTCCATGAGAACACGGGCGGCGTGGTAATGGGTCGCAGCGGATATGAAATGCGTATGTTCGACTTCTGCACCATTGCCCCTGAGCGTGTGATTGAGGCTCCGCAGCTCCAAAGCCGCGCCTTTGGCGAGAAAATCTTCGGCGGCATGACGCCTGAGCAACGCGAAAAGAGGATGCTTGCGCAGGATCAGGTGGATATGCGAAAGGCGATCCAGCGCCGCCGCGAGTGGATGGCGCGTCAGCTCATTCTGACCGGCAAGCAGGAAATCTTCAAGTACACCAGCGAGGGCCGAGACAAGGTTGCCACTCTGCACGCCGACTTCGGCTTCACGCAGTTCTATGTTCCCGAAACGAAATGGAGCCAGCCTGGTGCGAAGGTCGAGTACGACATGAAGTGCATCAATGACCAGGTAGTCAACGAGGGCATGGGTGAAGTGGACATCTACCTGATGGCCCCTGATGTTGTCGAGGCGATGTATGCCAACAGCGACTATCTGAACCAGCATAACATCATTCGCCTGGATACTGGCAAGCTGGAAAGCACCTATAAGGGGCCTGGCCTGCGCTTCCTGGGCAGAAATGCTGATGGCATTGACATGTATTCCTACAGCGGCAAGTTCATTGATGACGACAAGGTGGTCAAGCCCTATATTCCCAACGGACACGTCATTGCGGGCAAGCGCGGTATGCTCAAGTGTACGCATGGCCCCGTTCTCCAGGTGGAGAGCATGGACGCCAAGCAGCACAAAGCGTATGCCAAGCGAGAAGTGCCGCTGCGCTATGCGAGCATTGACGGCAACACGATCAAGAACCGTATCACCTCCCGCCCTGCCTTGATGCCCTACAATGTGGATGGTTGGTGCATTGCCCAGGTATTATAACAGCAAAGGAGCAAATCTAATGTATGTTGCGTTGAAACACATCGGAGGAAAGTATACTCCGGGCGAAATTCTTCCCGACGACCTTCCCGACGATACGCTGAAATGGCTGTTTGAAGCAGGCGCGATCCGCAAGACCGCGCCTGCTCCTTATATTCTGGCAAGTCAGGAGAACACGCCGCCTGAGTTTTCCGAACAACAGAGGGAGCAGCAGACCCTGAACGAGGATACGGACGCGGCAGATGACGAGAACACGCCGCCCGAACTTGACGTGGAGGACGAGATCGACGAGGACGCGGAAGTCCCGGAAATCGACGTGATGGACGGGGTGGTAGCCGAGAATGAGGACATTCAGGAGGCCCCTGATCCTAAGCCTTTGGCGAAGAAACCTGGCGGAAGGAGGAAGAACAAGTGAGGGTGCAGGACGTGAAAACCCAAACGGTCATCGAAGTGAACGATGGCTACGGCGCACGGCTGATCGAGCAGGGCTTCGCTGTGCCGTACCACGACGCTCCGGCTGCCGCTGGGACCAAGGCTAAGCGTAAAACGGAGGCCGTCCATGCCGCTGAAAGACAGGATTGACGCCGACCGCAGGCGCATTTTCATGAACGTGGAGCATTTTGCGAAAACGCACACATGGAACGGCATTCCGTTCACCTGCGTTACGGACGAAGAAACGGCGCTCAAGCGGAAAAATAACAACGTCAACGACATCAGCTGGGACAACAACACCATGGAGACTGTGGTGTATGTCCCTCAAGAGGATTGGCCGGGAAGAATGATTCCGAATGAGCACGGATTTTTCGACAACCGTCATATGAAGATTCTCCAGATTCAGAATGATATGGGGATGCTGACCATTGTCTTGATGACCGTTTCGCCAAAGGCGGTGGCAGAATGAGGACAGAGGAACGATTCAGAAAATTCCAGGAGTGGACATACGAAACCGTGTGCAAGGGACGCATGATGAAAACACCCGCGCCGAAAATGGACATACGGAAGGTTACACGGCAGGAACCCCAAACGTTCCTTGTCTATACGCCTATGCGGCCGGACAGCTCCGACTTCATGGGTGAGATCGACCCCTTGAACGTCTGCCCTGGCATCATCATTGCTCCGACCGTTGGATACGTTAAATTCATGGAGGAGCGGCGCTTCGACCGATACAACAACGTCCACCGGCCCAAGAGCATGGGGCAGAGTGTGAGCGCGCATGTGCTTTTCTTTGTGTACGAAGACGGCGTTCGGCTACCGGGGTTTGTGGACAGTGCGAAAAAAGGCCCTTACGATATGTCGCTCATCGCAGACGGAACGAGCGAGGGCGTGAAAACGGTGTTCAACTGGATGGACGACTTCAAGGACGCGCTGCTGGCACAGAAGGTTATACCCAAGACCGATATGGTTCTCAACGAAGACGAAATGCAATACGGACTTTATTCCGACCAGAAATTTGTCGCGGACAGGCGGCCTGTATACATCGGCATAGTGTTCGTAACGTTCCAGTGTCACGCGGATGAGTACAACGATGAAGTCAACAGATTATTGAGATAGGAGGGTAAAACCATGAGTGAATACACGCACGGCGCATATGGCGCTACGCAGGCGGAAGGCTATCGCGTAGCGGCAAAGAGCGCGAGCGCGATTGTTTGCGTCGGCACCGCGCCGGTACACACCGTAGAGGGCGGCGGTAAAAACGTGAACGTGCCGAAACTTGTCAACAACATTGCGGAGGCCAAGAAGTATTTTGGCTATAGCGACAACTGGGCGGACTATACCTTGTGCGAAGCGATGCACCATTTCTTTGAGACGAAGGCTGTGGGGCCGCTGATCATGATCAATGTGCTTGACCCTGCCGTACACAAGAGCAGCACTCCGGGCAGCAAGAGCGTCGTACCCACCAACAACCGCATCGTCATCACCGGCGCTGAAAAGATCATTCTGGACAGCATCACGGTCAAGAGCGGGAGCGATACCCAGAAGGTTAAGGGCACGGACTACACGATTGCCTACAACCATGCGAAGAAAACCATCACGATTACCGGCCTCACCAACGGGAGCCTTGGAACGGAAGCGTTGACTGTTGCCTACGAAAGCGTTGATCCCTCCGCGGTGGACAACGCGATAGTCATTGGCAGCAGCGACGGCTTGGGCACCAATACCGGCCTATACGCCATCAAGAATGTGAACCAACTGACGGGGATGATTCCCGCGTACCTGATTGCGCCTGGTTTCTCCTCTGTGCCTGAGATTCACGCGGCCATGGCCCAAATCACAAAGAAGGTCAACGGACACTGGGATATGTGGATGTTCGTTGATCTTCCCATTGCGGACGGAAAGAACAGCATGACGTTGGACAGCGTTGTTACCTGGAAAAACGCCAACGGATACAGCCACGAGAATGAAACCGTCTACTTCCCCATGATCACTGGCGCAGACGGGAAGAAATATCATCTGTCCGTGCTGGCGGCGGCCAACTTTATGGAGCTGCTGGCGGACAATGAGGGCATTCCCTATCACAGCGCGAGTAACACGGACTGCGGCATCATTGAAAGCTTGTATCTGGGAGAAGCCAACCTTGGGAAGCTCTACGATGACGAAATCATCAACGAAAAGCTGAACAAGAACGGCATTGCCAGCGCGGCTTATGTTGGTGGACGTTGGGCCATCTGGGGCGCGCATGCGGCTGACTACAATCAGGAAGACGCGGACACGGTGAACGTGGCGGAAACCAACCGTATGATGCTCTACTATGTGAGCAACGATTTCCAGATGCGCCGCACGCGCAATGTGGATAAACCGCTGACCAGGAATGATCTTGCAAGCATTGTGGCGGAGGAGCAAACACGCCTGGACGCCTTGAAAGCGATGGGGGCGCTGCTCTATGGAGAAATAATGCTCTCTGCGGAACCCGTTGATGACAGCGACATCATGAACGGCGACTACCTGTTCGGCTTCCGCTTGACGACCGTACCGCTGGCTAAGAGCCTCACGGCCATGGTCGCATGGGTTGCTGACGGCTTCGCGACGTACTTTGCGAGCGAAGGCGACGCTGCATAAGGAAGAGGGTGGCAGAAATGAAGAACATCAAAATCAATGTTGTGGATCATCTTTTGAAGGACAACGGCAGGGAATGCGAGGACATTACCAAGGTTGATCTGCCGAACTTCGAGCACCCCACGACCAGCGTCAATACCTCCGGCATGACCATGGCCATGGATGTGCCTGACCCGACCAAGTACAACGCCGCGGAGTTCAGCATTGCCCATAACAACGGCAACAACTGTGAATACCTTTCTACACCCGGCAAGCATGCGGTGGAGTTCCGCACGGTACGCCAGAAATACACCACCAGCAAGACGGACATCACCCATGAAAGCGTAAAATATCGCTTGACGGGCCTGCATAAGTCCACGGAAAAGGGAACGGTGGAGATGGGCAATCCCTGGGGTTCGACGGACAAGTACAGCCTTGTGCGCTATGAGGAAATCGTGGATGGCAAAACCACGGTTTTGATCGACGGCCCTGGCAATATCAACAAGATCAACGGCAAGGATTACGCCAGCGAAATTCAGAAGCTACTCAAGTAACGTTCAAGCCAAGCCGCCGCTTTCAGGGCGGCGGCTTGGCTGTATAAGGATGAAGGAGAGGAATCAAGAATGAGTGAGGCCATTCAGGCTGAGAATGCCAAGAAAAAGAAGCTCGAAGAGCTGATGCGTGATGCAAGCGCTGCGGCAAGGGGACGGCTTGCGCTTCACACGCCCATTATGGACGGCGACGACAGGAAGTTCGATGAACTTGCCTATGATTTTGAAAAGCTGACTGGCTGGGAGTTTGCCAGCGCCATTGATGCCGGGACGATTGGGAATAAGAAAAGCGTTTTCAATCTGCGCGATACGGAGGCGCTTTCGCTGTTTGCAGCAGCCGCCGCCAAATGCACCGATGGCCTGGACGCGACCGACATCCGTCAACGGATCGGCACGTTTGATGCGACGATTGCCATCAAGATTGCGGCAACTTTTTTCAATTTTTCCTCGCTGGCGGGAAGTATGCGTATTACGAGCGCGTAATGGAGACTTCGCGCCTGTCGTATACGAGCGTGACGGAATACATGAATATGTCCATGCGCGACTTTATGGACTTCCGAACAGCACTGAACAATGTGCTTGAGCGTGAGAAGACGGCAAGAGAAGAAGCGAGGAAAGGCTAAAAGGGAGGTGTGGTCGATGAACTTGCGTTGGAACGGAACAGACATCACTTCCTATGTCAACATCACGGGATGCGTACATCGGGACGTTTCCGGCGGTCGAAGCGATTGTCTTGAACTAACCCTCGACCACGCCTCCGTGTGGTATCACTGGGAGCCGCAGGAAGATGACGTCATTGAGATTGATCACAATGGATATTCGACGGGTTCACTGTATTTGAATGCCGTGATCCCGGTTGGCGATCAGTTCAGGGTTTTAGCTACGAGCGTCAAAAGCAGCGCTCAGCGCAAATCGTGGGGATGCTACAAAAACACGAACCTGGCGAAGATCGTGGAGAAAGTAGCTTCGGAGTGCGGCATGGGTGGTAAAGTATTCGGCGCAGACGGCCTTCTACCATACGACTTCATACTGCGTCAAAACGAGGGCTGCGCGGCCTTTCTCAATCGAATTGGAGAATGGGACGGGCTTTGCGTCAAGGCGTATCAGGGGGCTTTCAGGGCTATTTCCGTGCCTTGGGCGCAGGCACGCGAGCCGATAGGAAGAATCGAAATCAACAGCAAGCAAGAAGGCGTGACATACAGGCGGCGGGATGGAATGAAATACACAGGGCTGACCGTTCAGTCGCCTGCCGCCAGAGCGACTGCGAGGGATACGAGCATGAAAGGCAACAATATCCCGACCGTTGTTGATCTGCCAGCGATGAACAATGCACAGGCCGGACGCTGGGCGCGAGGACTGCTGCTCATGCACAACCGGCGTTTTGAAGAAGTAACCATCGAACAGGGCCTAAACCTGAGCATGAGCGCCATGACACGAATCGACATAACAGGCGCTACGCCCGCAACGGGAAAGTGGTTGGTTGATGAAGTAGAACATGACCTTTTCAATCGCCACACAACCACGAAGCTGCTTCGCGTGATTGACACGATACAATGAGGGAAATTCATGAAAGACGAACACAACTCCCCATGGGGAGCCCGAATAGAAAGAGGCTGTGTGCGAGGCAAGCAGACAGACGCAGACGGCGTGATAAGGTATACGGTAGAATCCTATGACAGACCCGGCGTGATCGCCACGGATATACCATGCTTCTTCTCCACGGACGTGGAGACGGACAGCACGGTGTATTTTTTTATGTTCAACGACGGGAATGGGGGCATTATCGGAACGGGGCCATAAAGCCGAGAGTGTAAAGGAAGTGGGAGAGCATGGCCGTTGAACTGCTAACCAATGTTATCCTTGGCGGTCAAACGACAAGCGGATTCAACGCACTGGCTGGACGGCTGGAGACGCTGGGCGCAACAGTGGACAGGATCGGCAGCTCCATTCGCGAGTTTGAAAAGGACAGCGTAGAAGTCTATCGCAGTTATGAAGACAATATGCTGGCTGCGGAATACGCCTTATCCGCACAGTATACCAGCGCGTCACAACTCGACAAGATCATGACGGAGCTTGACGACCACGCTTCAAACTGGGCGGCAAGCAGTATATTCCACACCAGCGACGTAAGCCGCGCCATTAACGAGGCGGCTCATGCGGGATGGGACTACACCGAGATGGTGCAAGGTATTCCGCAAGCGATGCTGATTGCCCAGGCGGGAAGTCTTGAATTATCTACCGGACTTGACTACCTTGTGAAAATGATGAACGCGACCGAGACAGAGTTTGGAAGTGTCGGTACAGTCGTTGATCAATGGAGCAAGGCAGCTAATTTAGGCGCAACAAGCATCGGTGAGATGGGCGAAGCCTTCATGAGCATGGGATCGGCGGCGCAGTTTGGCGACAGCACCGCGGAACTGTTTACTCTGCTCACGGTGCTGGCGAATGTTGGAACGACCGGCAGCCAAGCAGGCACCGCCTTAAGAAGCGC